CGTTGATCTCCAGGGAGACGTTGACGCCAGTCAGGTTCTGGGCAGCCTTAGACTCGGCGGAGCCTTTCTTGGCTCCGCCGCCGGCCCGTGTCTGGGCCACTCCCGAGGCTGCCCGTTCAGCCTGCTTCTGGAAGGTGTTGAGCGCCCCAGAAGCTTCCTTCAACGGGGTGGTAAACCCCGTCGCATCAAGCGTCAGCCGGACGCCAATGCTGCTGACCTCTTCTGCCATCAGCCCTTCTCCGGCATCACACCATCCCTCCTACGAGGGACTGAGCGTTGTACGTCCCGAGAACGTCATCGACGGGTTCCACGAACCCGCCTCCGCCGCTTCCGTCTGAGGACGGTCCGACGGTGTTGGTCCTGATCCAGTCCTCGCGCAAGGCGAGGTAGTAGTGAAAAGGGAGCTGGGCCACCTCGTGAGGCCACTTCCCGTATCGCCTGGCGATGCGGAAGATGAGGTCACGGGTGGTCAGTCTTCCCCCTTCGTCTCCGGCTCGCCCTCCTCGACTGCCTTCTTCTCCTCGGCGGGCTCGTCGCCGTAGTGCATCTTGTTGACGGTCTGGTTGAGCTTGAGGACCACACGCATCGGGAGGTTCGACAGGGCCTCGGGGGTGAGCTTCGGGTCGAACGAGCAGCGGAGGACCATGAGCTTCAGCAGGAGGCCGTTGTCGATGGTCTCGACCTCCTCGCCCGTCACGGGGTTGGTGGTCTTCTGGGTGGCCTTCTTCACCAGCTCGTCGTAGTCGCCGATGGAGAGCTCGCGGAGGTGGAAGGTGCTGCCACGGACGGTGACCTCCTCCTCGAGGAAGTTCGGAGACAGGGTGTTGCTGCTAGCGGCGCGGGACATCGTGGATCGTCACTCCTTCGATCAGTAGGGATCGCTCGGCCAGGACCATTCGCATACCCGAGTCGTGTTGAACCCTGAACTGCTTGCTGGGCGAGAGGTTGAGCAGGATCTGCTTCTGGTACTCGTCGTCGTTCCAGAGCGCCTGGCTCACGAATGAAAAGACGGCGTGGAGGTCATAGAGACTCGCATCCGAGCCTTGATCTCCACGCCGTTGCAGCGTCCAACTCGCGAACTCCCCCACCTTGGCTCCCAAGAAGGGGATTTCGACGATGCCGGCGGGCTTGTAGATGCCCGACCGGATGACCTTGAACAGATACCCCATTCGCCATCCTTCTCCAGGTCCCTTGACGGAGGCGGCAGTAGCCGGGAGGGGCCGCTGTATAGCCGCCTCCGTCAGGAGTCCTCGGATGTTACGAGGGAGGGGCTACCTCTAGGTGAGGGAGCCCGAGGTGAACACGGTCCACGCGCCGGCAGCGCGGAAGTTGCCGGTCGTCTTGATCGCGTCGGTGTTCGAGGCGGTGATGGCGGCGTCCATCAGGCCGGGGCCGTAGGCGATCAGCAGCTCGGAGCCGCCGGTCGTGCCGTCATCGCCGTAGAGGTAGATGTGGACGATGTCGCTGTTGGCAGCGTTGACCTGGGCATCGCCAGCGATGGCGAGCAGGCCCGCGAACGTGCCCTGCACGTCCTTGAGGCCGACCAGGTACGTCTTGTTGCTGTCCCCGAAGACCGTGCTATCGACATAGTCACGGTTCAGGTTCAGCGTCCACTCGGTCTTGTTGATGAGCTTCGTCCCGGTGCCCTTGGGGCCGCCGAGATAGATCGCTCCCGCCTTGCCATGAAGGGCAGATCCTGCCTGTGCCACGGGGCTATTCCTTTCAGGTGATCCCGGTGATCGTCCAGTCGCCGGCAGCCTTGAAGTTGCCATTGACGCGGACGGCATCGGTGATGGAGACAGTCATGGACGCGTCCACATACGCGGGCCCCGTGGCGACCACCGTTGATCCATCCTCGGCGTACAGCGCCACCGTGTAGGGGGTGCCGTCGTTGTGGGTGATCACGGCGTCACCGGTCACGTCCAGGAGACCGGAGAAGCTCCCGTTGATGTCCATGAGCCCCGCTGCCGCCACCTTGTTCTTGTCACGGAACGTGGAGACGTCGGCGTACTCGCGGGCCATGTTCAGGGTCCACTCGGTCTTGTTGGTGACCTTGGTGCCGTTGATGTAGAACGCGCCGTTCTTGCCATGGATTGCGGTCCCAGCGACAGCCACCCGTCGTTACCTCAGAGCGTCTGGTGGGCCCAGGTGGAGTACGAACCTCCGACCTGGTAGATGCGCTTGCCCTGCGAGTCAGTGTCTGGCCCCGTCGGCAGATCAGCGACACGCCGGCACAGCATGCTGTCCTGCTCATCCATCACCAGCACAGCCTCGTCGAGTGCCGTCGTGATGAGCGCGTCGATGTTGTTGGCATCGACGGGGTTCACCGCGTAGACCACCACGTCGAAGATCGTCTCCAGGATCACCCCGCCCCATTGGCGGTGGTAGACCGCCGAGACGAGCTGGTAGGTGACGAACGGGTAGCGGACCTTGCGGGGGGCGATCCCCTCGTGGATGCCGCCTGCGATGGCGGCGACGAGGGACGGAGAAGCGCGAAGCTTCTGCACGAGCGCCCGCTTGACTGGGGCGGAGGTGAGGACAGGCTTCTTGATGAGCGCATCGAGCGTGAAGCCGGCCATCAGCCCTTTCCCTTCACAGCCGCACCACGATCTCGATCTCCATGTTGGCGGCCCCGGTGCGGGAGGCCTCCCTCATGGCGTCAGCAATGAGACTGACGACCTCGTCCTGGCTCTCCTCGGCGGCAGGCCGGAGGAAGGGGTGGGCACGGTTGTGGCGCGTGCCGAACTCCTGGAACCCCGCGTACTCCGTCGGTGAGATGACCCATACCTCGGCTGTTCTGCCGGACATCGTCGGGCTCATCGCCTGGATCTCTCCACGCAGCCGACCGCCGATGCTGGCACCGATACCCTTGCGAACCTTCTTGGTCCCGACGTACAGCGCCCGCTTGGTCTTCACCTCGGATGCGCCGCGACGGTCCAGGACAGGCTTGCCCTCGATACCGGCCTTGTATTCGGCCAGGTGCCGCTCCGCCATCGCCTCCCTGCGGTGGATCACGTCCCGTCGCAAGGAAGAGCGGAAGCCTCCCGCCTTCAGGGGCGTTGGGGCCTTCACCTTGACCATCATCTCGTCCTTGCCGATCTCGCCTCCACGAGATGCCCGCAGGGCCTCGATGTCTCCGATGTACTTGTTGGGGACCAGCTCGTGCTGGACCCCAAAGATGTTGCGGACCGGGGCCCTGGCCTTGGCACGACCCTCGACAACGACTGCCCCCCTCCCGAGGGCGGAGACGGCGTTGTCGAAGATCGCCTGGGCGAGAGCCTCGAAGTCGATCATCTACTCGCGCTTCCTCAAGGTGCATGTCAGGAGCGGAAGCCAGGTCCCCTCCGCCGTGGTGTCGGAGACCGTGTACTCGTCAGCCCCGACCATGACCAGGTCGCCAGCCAGGACATCCGTCCCAACCGGGACGTAGAGGCGGTAGGTGTTGACCGTGACGATCATCCCCGTGTCCACCTCCTGGAGCGGGGTGGGGGTGGAGTAGAACCACCCCTTGACCTCCGTCCGCTTGGTCTCGGTGGTCTGGGTGTAGGCGAGGAAGTCGTCGCCGTAGTCGCCGCCTGCCGGGATCGCTCCCTCGCTGCGGCGCTCGATGACGATGGGCGTGATCATCCCCAGCATCGCAACGTCTCGAAGGCGCTGGAGCTGGTTGTCGGTAAGGAACTGGTGCTGGTTCGGCATCAGCGCACCGTGATGTGGTCGTTCCGGTAGCCACCGAGGAGGATCGCGGCCTCGGGCACGAGGTAGTCGAGCCCTTCGATCAGGCTCTTGCTCGCCGGCACGTCGCTGCGGGACAACTCGACCTCCGCCACCCGCATGCGGTTGAGGTGGGCCATGCCGCGAGCATGGAGCTCCGCCTGGCCGTGGAGGTGGGCGACGATGTGGCCGGTCCCGAACTGGATGTCGGACGGCAGCTTGTGGTGGTAGTCCACCGACACGGTGTCGCTGGCGGCGAGGTTCTCGGTGAAGACCACCGTCCCCTCCGTCACGTCCACCGTGTAGCCGGTCTCCACGACCGTGTCGTTGACCCTGACCACGGGCTCCCTGCCGGTGTCGTTGAACCAGTACTGGTTCTGCGCCCGCCAGGTCTGGCCGTCGGTACAGGTCAGGCGGTCGTCGGTGACCGTGAAGTCCCAGCCGTAGGTGTAGTTGGCCGTCGCGAGGGGGTCAGCGAGACCCACGTTGGGGATGACGAGGGCGTTGAACAGGCCGCTCGAGGAGAGGGCCAGGGACACGATCTCCCAGTACCGCTCGCTGTTGTTGATCAGCATCGCGTCGGGGTCGATCTGGACGTACTGGGTGTTCGTGACGTAGATGCGGAACTGCTCGACCGAGAGGACGGGCCAGTGGAAGGGGTAGTACTTCCTCTGTCCGATCTCGAACGGGCTCGACGGGTAGCGCCACTTGTGCTGCTCACCCGTGATGACACCCCCACGAAAGTCGTGTTTCTGAGGCATCCGGGGCACGTTGCAGTAGGAGTCCACGAGGGCGGACGCCTGGGCGATCAGGGAGGCCAGCTCCGTGTCGCCCAACTCGGAGATGTCGATGCCGAAGCCCATCTCTCGGAACCGCTGGGGTGTCAGATACGGCATCGCTGCCTCCGGTGGAAGTGGAGAGGGCCGGGTCTCAGGCGAGCCCGGCCCCCTCATTCACCAACTGGCTACGACCAGGTGCCGAGCTTGACCCGGACCTTGTTGTTCCAGGGGAGGACCTTCACCGCGAGCCCGTTCATCAGGAAGACGATGTACAGGTGGGTGAGCTGGCCGCTGATGCCGATGGGGATCTCCAGGACCGTGGGGCCCGGGGAGCCGAGGTACGGCAGGGTGATCGTGGACTCGTCGAGCATGTAGAGGTCGCGGACCTCGGCACCCGACGCGACACCGTTGGTCGTGGTTCCGGTGAACTGGTAGCTGGAGATCGCAGTACCGGGCACAACCGCGAACGGGATCTGGCCGGCGATGGTGTTGATCGACTGGGCAGTCGCGCCGACGCCGATATTGACGTAGTTCGGGCCGACCAGCCGGACGTTCTGGTCCTGCTGCTCGTCGAACTTGATCTTGTCGGCGGGGTGACCCCAGATGATCGTGGGCTTGCTGCCGCCGGCCTGGATGACCGGGAGCAGGGCCGCGTCGATGGCATTGCGGAACGAGCCCGTCGCGTAGATCGA